CTAATACTGCTGAGCAACTTGGCTGGATTTGATAAATTATTAGACAAGGCCGCGCTTAAATTCTTTGCTGTGTTCAGTACGCCGGCCGCTTGACCTGCCAATTGTTGGGCAGATGCCAAACCGCTTGCTAAATTAAACTCTGCCATTTCTGTCTCCTATGACTAATATTTAGTTGACAAAATTATGTGCGTAGTTTATAATAGTCTATACAAGGACAATTTATGACAGTTAAAGTTAATTATTTGAATAACAAAGATTTATTAGAAGAAATACACCGTTCTAAAAATACATATTGCAGTTATGAAAAACCAGAATATCATCAATACGACATTATTTTACCCGCAGTTGAAAAAATTAACATAAGAACTGTTGCTGAAGCTAAAAGGGCACAGGCAAAAAGATTGGGTGATCAAGAATATGCTCGTAGAAAAGCCGCTGGTGAAAAGGTAAAACAAGCAGATTGTGAGGTTGATTATAAAAAAATATCAAAAAACAATTTAGTTTTTAGGATCATGACCTTTGATCACATTCCTTTGAACAATGTACGTAAAAAGAATCCCAAAAGTCTTGCAGACCATAGAGACAAAGTGAATTTTCCTCCTTTTCAACATTGGCGGTTCAATGACGAGAATAACCTAACATGTGTGGGAAAAAGTCATTGGCAAGGCAGTTTGGATAAGGGTAAATTCAACAAAGATCACGGGCAAATTACAAACACACTGGCCCGTATGTATATCAAACTGTGCGAACGTTATGCTACTCGTGGCAATGTGCGTGGATATACTTACAATGATGAAATGCGGGCGCAAGCAATACTGCAACTTACTCAAATTGGCTTGCAATTTAACGAAGCAAAAAGTAATAACCCATTTGCCTACTTTACAGCGGCAGTGACCAACAGTTTTGTTAGAATTATCAACATTGAAAAACGCAATCAAAACATACGAGATGACATGTTGGAAATGAACGGCATGAATCCTAGCTATAGTAGGACTGGTGCTGGTGAACATGCAGCCGCATTAAAGAGGCACAACGAGGAAATTGAATGAGTTTATTCAAAAAAGTCGCGTGTTTCACAGACATACACTTTGGATTGAAATCCAATAGTCACACACACAATCAAGATTGTGAAGATTTTGTAGATTGGTACATTGCCAAAGCCCGAGAGGAAGGTTGTGATACAGGAATTTTTATGGGCGATTGGCATCACAATCGCAACAGTCTTAATATCACTACCATGGACTACAGTCTTAGAGCACTGGAAAAATTGGGACAGGCTTTTGATAACTTTTATTTCTTTCCTGGCAATCATGATCTTTATTATAAAGACAAACGTGATATCCACAGCGTGGAGTTTGGCAAATATATTCCCGGCATCACTGTTGTGCATGAGCCCACTACCATTGGAGATGTTACCTTATGCCCTTGGCTAGTGGGTGACGAATGGAAACACATAGGTAAGAAAGGTGGCAAGTATATATTTGGTCACTTTGAATTGCCCAGTTTTTTTATGAACGCCATGGTACAAATGCCCGATCACGGTGAAATTAATTTGGATGCTTTTAAAAATTATGAACTGGGCTTTAGCGGACACTTTCACAAGCGTCAACAAAAGGGCAATATGATTTATATTGGCAATGCATTCCCGCACAATTATGCAGATGCGTGGGACGATGAACGTGGAATGATGACATTGGAGTGGGGAGGTCAGCCAAAATACCACACTTGGGATTTACAACCCACCTTTAGAACTGTTAAACTAAGTCAGTTAATTGACGAAGCCGCAACTATTATCAAACCCAAACAACATTTACGGGTTGCGCTGGACATTGACATTAGTTATGAAGAAGCAAGTTTTATCAAAGAAAAGTTCTTGGGTGATTACAGCATTAGAGAATTGACTTTGATTGCAGAAAAGAAAGAAGTTGAAATTAATACCAACATTGACGTCCAATCATTTGAAAGTGTGGATCAAATTGTTAGTAATCAACTTGTTAGCATTGAAAGTGACAAGTTCAGCGCAAAGACGCTACTGGAAATTTATAACAGCCTATGAGTATAAAAATTAAAGACCTAACGGTCAAAAACTTTATGAGTGTGGGTAATCAAACTCAAGCTGTGGATTTTGGCAAGCAACACTTGACATTGGTCTTGGGTGAGAACTTGGATCAAGGTGGAGATGACAACGGCAGTCGTAACGGCACTGGTAAAACTACCATTGTGAACGCACTGAGTTATGCATTATATGGTGTTGCACTGACCAACATTAAAAAAGACAATCTAATTAACAAAATCAACAGCAAAGGCATGCTGGTCACGCTGAGCTTTGACAAAGATGGGGTTAATTATAGAATTGAGCGTGGTCGCAGACCAAATCTTCTCAAGTTCTATGTTAATAATATAGAACAAGATTCTGAAGAAAGTGATGATGCTCAAGGCGACATGCGTGAAACACAAAAAGATGTGGACGAGCTACTGGGCATGAGCCACGACATGTTCAAACACATTGTTGCTTTGAATACCTATACAGAGCCGTTTTTAAGTATGCGGGCCAATGACCAACGTGCAATTATTGAGCAGTTGTTGGGCATTACTCTGCTCAGCGAAAAGTCTGAAGCATTAAAAGAACTGATCCGAATTACAAAAGATGAAATACAACAAGAAAGCGCCAACATTGAGGCCGCTAAAAAGTCCAACGAAAAGATTCAACAAAGTGTGGACAGTTTAACCACTAGACAAACTGCTTGGTACACACAACAGGCCACAGATTTAGAAAAAATTGGCAAGGCCATTAATGAATTACACAGTGTTGACATTACAAAAGAGCTAGAGCAACACACCAAGCTCAAAGCATATGATGATCATAGTGCAAAAATTAAAAGTTTAAACAAAGAAAAAGCCACTTTAGAAAGTGCAATTATTCAAGCTGAAAGAACTGTAAAGAAATATACCACAGAACTCACAGCATTAGATAATAAAGCATGTCATGCTTGTGAACAACAACTTCATGACCACAAGCATGAAGAGATGACTGCTCTTGCTAATAAAAATTTAAAAGAAGCAACAACTTATTTTAACAAGGTCACAGCAGACCTAGCAAAAATCAACAAAGAGTTGACTGCAATTGGTGACATCAATGGCAGGCCAAAAACATATTACGACACTTTAGAAGAAGCACTAAAACATCAAAACAATTTAACTACTTTAGAAAGTCAGTTGGTAAAACGTGCTGAAGAAATTGATCCTTATCAAGAGCAAATTGACGAGCTACGCAATACTGCAATGCAGGAAATTACTTGGGATCATGTAAACGAGTTGACCAACTTAAAAGAACATCAAGAGTTCTTGCTCAAGTTGCTCACAAGTAAGGACAGCTTTATACGGAAAAAGATTATTGATCAGAATTTAGCTTATCTCAATAACAGATTGACCTACTATCTCGACAAGATGGGACTACCGCATACAGTTGTGTTCCAAAACGACTTAACTGTGGAAATCACGCAACTTGGGCAGGATCTAGACTTTGATAACTTGAGTCGTGGTGAACGTAATAGACTTATACTTGGCTTGTCATGGAGTTTCCGTGACGTATGGGAAAGTTTATATCAAAGTATCAACTTGTTGTTTGTTGATGAACTTATTGACAACGGATTAGATGCAAGTGGAGTTGAAGGTGCGCTGGCTGTACTTAAAAAGATGGCACGTGAACGCAACAAAAACATTTATTTGATCAGTCACAAGGATGAATTGATTGGTCGTGTTAATAATGTTCTTAGAGTTATCAAAGAAAATGGATTTACATCATATGCAAACGATGTGGAGTATGTAGATTAACATGGAACAAGATGAAGTATTGCACGCCGAGCTCATGCAGGCGTTTAGCAAATATTTTAAAGCCAATCAACGATGGATCAATACAGGTACACGTATTGCTGGTCGGGAAGTTCGCTATTGGCTCAGTGAAATTAGAAGATTATGTAGCTTACGAAGAGAACATGTAAGAGCATGGCGCAAAGAATTAGACGAAATTAAAAAACAAAAGAAAGAAATCCAAAAGGCACAGGCAACAGGCACAGATACAACTAACTAGTTGATGACATGGTATTATCAAGATACAATTATAGAAGAACTACCGGAAGACTGCGTGGGATTCGTATACTTGATAACAAATGTCATCTCTGGTAGAAAATACATAGGCAAAAAATTAGCCAAATTCTCTAAAACATCATACAAAGTAGTAAAACTTAAAAACGGCGCTAAGAAAAAGAAGAAGATTCGCAGTAAAATTGACAGTGACTGGCGTGAATATTACGGCAGTAACTTGGAATTGAATGTGGATGTTCTAAAATTAGGCAAAGAAAATTTCAAAAGAGAAGTATTATACTACTGTAAAAGCAAATCTGAATGTAGTTACATCGAGGCCAGAGAACAATTCAACCACAAAGTATTAGAATCTAAAGACTATTATAACGGACAGATCAGCGTTCGTGTACATGGCTCACACATTTTAAAATCATAGGCTCCACAAGCGGTACAATGCAAGCGTCGGCTAAATTCGGACGCCCTAGACCTGGATCTCGGATCGCAGGGATGGAAACCTCTTGCCGCTAAGAGTACTCAATCACTATCCTTAACAGGACGAAGATGGGATATGCCTTCATAAACCCGTTTGATTGTTTGAAAATATTTAAAAGGCTAAAAGATAGGGCAATGAGATAAAGCAACCCTAGGGTTATTGTACGTGACAATAGATGTATAATAACTACCGTCATAAAGAAGACGTAGCTCGAGGTACCGGATGACCGCCTCTGTAATGCTATATTATTGTAATGGTGAGGCAACTCGCATAATGTTTCTTCTCCCGGCAACGGGAGAAGTATGGATCCACAATCTGCATAATATTTAAACTGCTTCGCAGTTAATAGTTAAATACTTTTAGAGAAGAAAGAAATGTGTTTAAGTGAAGCGTAAGCTGAACGCAAACACATGTGAGCGTAAGCTCACATCAAAACAATAAATACCATATGAAAGTTCATGACATTATATCAGAAGCAACACCTGGATTAGGCACTGCGATTAAAGCTGGAGTCAATGCCTTCAAGGCGGCTAGAACAGGTGCACCAGCAGTGGCCCAGGCAGCTACCACAGCAGTAAAGAAGGCAACAGCCACTGGAATCAAATCATTAGATGATATTGTAAAGATGGCTCCTGAAAAATTAGCTAAGATACCCAAAGACACATTAGAGCCATGGGGTAAAGCTGCCGCTGATGCAAAAAATTACAAGGCGATGGATAAAATTGCCAATGTTTTAGGCAAAGACACTAGAAACTTGTATCAAAAGGTTGCGCCCAATCTTATTGGTGGGAAAACTATAGCCCCAGAAGTGTTGGCTGGTCAAGCACTTAAGAATTCATCACTTGCTGGAAAATCAGGTGATGTAGTAAAGTTAGCCACAACACTTGGATTAGCAACAGAAACTTATACATATTGGCGTGACTCTTCTGAATTAGATAAGAAATTAGCTGCCGGAATGCCTCAAGAAGAATATAATAAACAATTACAAGAACTACGTGGTAAATTTATAACTGGTGTTATAGCACCCTGGGCGGCTATGACGATATTAAAATATCCAGCAAAATTATTAAAAATTGTTCCAGGCACAATGAAACTGGTAGGGTTTCCAAATGCTGCCGAAATTACTTCAATCCTAGCTAAACGTGGCTCTCAATTGGCACTGCTTGCATGGTTCAATGGTTTAGATGGAAAGGAGTGGCTAAACAACTTGATGAGTGGCACTCTATTTGGCACATTGGGAAATATTCCTAAAATGGCTGGAGAAATAACCACTGCACTTAGTGCTGGCGCTAGGGTCGCTACAGGTATAGGACTGCCAAAAGGATTTGAACCAAGTAGTACTGAAATTGGCGGCGGTAAAGGTGGCTATGGCGATCCTTTTAAAGGAACTGATAGAGAAGGCGGAATATAAATTTTATAATAAAGGCAATCCGCTTTTCTTTGTTAAATCTATATTGTCTTTAATTACTTCATTCATTACAACTCGATCATCCCTTGTGTAAGTATGGAACAGATCTTGACTACTAACTCCCCCACGCATGTACCAGCTGATACGAAAGATTTCATCTTTCAAATCTCTGATGTAAAGGTCAAAACTTTTTAAGTATGCCTCTAGTTCAGAGTCCGGGGTATAAATCAGCCTCTGACGAAAAAATTTGATTGATCCAAAGTAACTTCAACTTTAGATTCATGTCCGCAATTGCTACATTTTATATCTTGTTTGGGCATATCCCACTGTGTTTTGTTGGCTTCAAGTTTATTTTTAATGCGTTTAAAGAATTCTCTATCACTGTTCTTTAACCATTCGTCGATCATTGTAGCATCATCAACTGTGTCATTACCAATTTGAACATTTTCAATGCTGGTTAAAAATAATTCTATTTGCATTTCAGCAATGCGTTTGTAAATGTCGTCTTGCACTTGCTTCATTTGCTCATCATCGCCAGCAGTTTCAGCTGTGCTCAACTGATACAACATCTTTTGAAGTTTATAATTTTCCATATTAAACTTTGTGATTTCACTATATTTCAAAGGTCTAATATTAATTGTAAGATCATCTATTTTAATTTTGCCATCAAATGAAATACTATTAAAATATTCAATAACTTTGCCAAGATTAACAATAAATTCATTTTCAGTACTGCACTCTGGGCATGTATGAGTCAGTTCCATTTCATCGCCGTATGTGGCAACACGGATTGCCACTAACAATGCATCAACATCAATGCTGGGCATGTCTCTGGCGTCTTTGATATATGGACAGCAACTTTCAACAACCCTCACAGTTGCTTCACCGTTAAATAAAGCATCTGGAGTCTTAAAAATAATTTCATCCATGCCTGTCATGCCAAAAATAGGCGCATTGTTATGGTCACCTTGTAATGCGCCTTCGGGATAGAACAATCCCTTGCTAGGCAGAGATATAAAGACCTTTGGCTGTCTAAAATACTTCTGTAAAGGGTTATTTGGGTTCATTTTGTACTCCGATAAATATAACTACAAGTATTTATATACGCAGTTTTCTGGAAAAAAATAATGGCAATAGATAAAGACGATATTAATAAGATAACGGAAGCTATAAGGGCTGGACAAACCGGAAGCATTGGTGCAGGTAACTCTGCTGGCGTGGTCAGCGGTGGTGCAGATGCGGGTATTAACGCACTAAAAATTCCTTTTCAAAAACTTGGTGAAGTTGTTGGCAATAATACCCAAGTTTTTGAAACATTAAGCAATACTGGCAATAGTTTTAGTAACAATATTGATTTAATGAAACTGTCAGCGGCCAACAGCCGAATGACATTGGAAGAATTATCTAGTGTAGTGCAGAAAAGTGGTAAGGACTTTTCTGGACTTGGTGGCAGTGTTGCCAAAGGTGGGCAAGCATTTACAGAGTTCAGTAAAACATTCTTTGACAGTGGACTTACAGAAAATCTGCGTCAAATGGGTTACACCAGTAAGGACTTGAATGAAGTTCTTGCTACACAAATTGGATTTCAAAAATCAACAACAGATACTAGCGTGGCTGGACAAATTAAGGCCGCTGCCGCTGCCGCAGATCTTGCCAATGAAATGGATCTCATTGCCAAACAAACAGGCAAAACACGCAAAGACCAAGAAGCCGGATTACAAAAAGCCAAAGATGATGGGCAAATTGAAGCTAAGTTCCGTCTTATTGGTTTAACACAAAGCGCAGAAGCAGAAAAAGAAGCTAGAGCAGGATTTGCAAAACAATTAGCTCAAGCACAGGCAATGGGCACGGATCAAATATTTAAAGAAATGTTTGCCACCGGAACTGTGCGTAGTCAAGAAGCCGCAATGCAAATGGGCTTGTTAGGCCAAGCAGCCAGAGAAACTGCAAACAGTGCAAAGGCTCTTAGTAAAGGTAACCTTGAAGCAAGTCAGTCTGCAATGGAATCAGCCAAAGAAGGTAATTTAAAAAATCAAACCAACGTGGCACAACTTCAGATTGCGGCAGCAGGTGTTGGCCCAGCAGCCGAAGTCATGAAGAAAAACATTGAAACTAACGATGCGGCTTTCCAAGGAGCCGCAAAAACTGTAAAAGCCATGGGCATTGCCATGGACGATGTGACAAAGATATTAGGAGCACAAAAGAAAGCAATTCAAGACGAACAACAAGCACGTAATGGTGCAACAAGTGCAATGATTGCTGTGCAAAATAGATTAGCTGATATGAATGCCGCGGCAAATCGTGTGATACGAACACCATTAATGACCGGTGAAGCAAATAAACAACTGCAAACTGCGGCAAACGAGATGTCACAGGGTGTTAAACCTGGAGCAACTGCCACAAAAACTGCTGAAAACTACGCCAAAGCACTTGCAAAATCAGCGGACGGGGGTGGTGAAAGTAAATTTCCAACTAGCACTAGATCAAGATATGAAGAAAATTTAAAGAAAACACCAGGGGCGTTAACTGCTATTGACACCGTTGATAAAGGTGTTGGCACTGCTGTATCAGGCGCACGAAATGCTGCCAATAAAGTTGCAAATTTTACAGCAGAAGTTATGCAAGTTATCAAGTTAGAAGAACCACCAAAGCCACCACCGCCAGCCCCTCCACCGCTGATCACTAGAGACGAAGGCACATTGGGCAAAACCGGTCAAGTTTTTGAACCACAAGATTTTATTGGTAAAGTTGCCAAAGGTGAAATGGTGCTTACGCCTGAGCAGGCTAAGAAGTTTATGGAAGGTGCAAAGACGGAAGGTATTGCGGATGCTGTGAAAAATCTTGGTGGCATGATGCCTGGTGCCGCCAAAGGTAGCGACGGCGGCGGCGGATTTAGCCTAAGCAGTCTATCTAAAGAAATATCCACTTCTATCAGTAGCGTAACAAGTGGTTCTACCACAACTAGAACTGTACAAAATGACGACAGCAAAGCCGCATCAAAAGAATTGGCCAATGTCAAAGAACAGTATGCCGCTGAAAGACAAGCACTACTAGAAAAAACCAAAGCACAATTAGGACCAGATGCTGGTCCAAGACAGTTGCGTACCACAATGCGTGACAGTGACGAAGGCAAAGCCATTGAAGAAAAATACAAAGCACTGAAAGCACCGTTGTACAAACAGATTGAAGAAGGCATTAGATGGGAAATAGAAAAGAAGTCAGAACAAGTAGAAGAAACCAAAACATTTGTAAAAGAACAAGCTGAGATTTTAAAAGTATCCAACAGTGACCTGCTGACAATTGCCGCAACGGGTAGCACTGAAAAAATTGATATAGAAAAAGAAAGTTTAATTGAAGCACAAAAAATTGCTGAATTACGATTAATTGGTATACAACAAGGAGCAGAAGCAGAAGAAAACGCTAGAAAAGAATCGGTAAAACTATTAACAAGTGCCGCTGTGGGAAGCGCACCAGTAAAACCACCAATTACAACAGGTATTGATGCTAAAGCCACTGCACCAGTAGCACCAAAATTTGACAAGTCAAAATTCACAATGCCATCCATGGATCAGTTAACAATTGGTCCAGACGGAATGCCAAAAATTTCAGCAAAGCCACAAGCACAGACTATTCCAGCGGCAGTTAAAGCCGCTGAAAAACAAGCAAGTTCCGATAAAAAGATCAATGAAGAAACTGGAGAAGAGTATTCTCCAACAGCTGAAACCAAAAAGACAGACAAGAAAACGGCCGCAACTGAAACTAAAACTGCTACTCTAGACGACGTGGCGAAATTGTTGACTAGCTTAAATACTACTATGAAACAAATTGCCTCCGCGGCTAGCGAAACAAACAACAAACTTGGACAGCAGGTCAAAGCAACCAAAGCCATGAGCGGTAACTTACACGGAGCTTCATAATGTCTTGGCGCAAATACTTCACACCCGTAGCAGTTAATACTGCATCAAGCAATGTAAGTCCATTGACCAATTCTTCAAGGGCAGGTCCAGCACGGACCAATTACAGCAGTTATTTGCCTGATGTTTACACCGGTAGTCCAAATCGTGTTGAACGCTACATGCAGTACGACACAATGGATATGGATCCAGAAATTAATGCTGCCTTGGACATATTAGCAGAATTTTGCACACAAAAGAACAAAGAAAATCAAACTAGTTTTAGTCTAGCATTTAGAAGCAAAGCCACTAGCACAGAAATTCGTGTGCTCAGAGAATACCTACAGCAGTGGGCCAAACTACAAATATTTGAAACACGCTTTTTTAGAGTTGTGAGAAACACATTCAAGTATGGTGATGTTTTCTTTATTAGAGATCCAGAAACTCAAAAATGGTTTTATGTTGATCCATCTAAAGTTGTAAAAATTATTGTTAACGAAAGTGAAGGCAAAAAGCCCGAGCAGTATGTTATTAGAGACCTAGCACCAAATTTCCATAATTTGGTAATGACACAGATTCAACCAAACAGTCAGCAAACCAACAACAGAGGCAGTAACTATACTGCTGGCGGTGGCGCAAGAGGCATGACTGGTGCGTTCCCACAACAAACTGGTGATAGATTTAGTGTTGGTGAAAACGAACTGGCAGTGGATGCGGCACACGTTATACATCTAAGCCTAAGTGAAGGTCTTGACAACAACTATCCATTTGGTAATAGTTTGTTGGAGCAAGTGTTTAAAGTTTACAAACAAAAAGAATTATTAGAAGATGCTATTCTAATCTATCGTATACAACGTGCTCCAGAACGTAGAATATTTTACATTGACGTGGGTAACATGCCAAGTCACTTGGCCATGAGTTTTGTTGAACGTGTTAAGAATGAGATACATCAAAGACGTATTCCAAGTCAAACTGGTGGTGGAGCAAACGTAATTGATTCAGCTTATAATCCTCTAAGTATCAACGAAGATTACTTCTTCCCACAGACAGAAGGTGGTCGTGGATCAAAAGTTGAAACGCTACCAGGCGGTACAAACTTGGGCGAAATTGACGATTTAAAATACTTTACCAACAAGTTGTTTCGTGCGCTACGCATACCTAGTAGCTACTTGCCAACTGGTGCAGACGACAGTCAAGCACAATACAATGACGGTCGTGTGGGTACAGCATACATTCAAGAATTGCGTTTTAACAATTATTGTATGCGTTTGCAAAGCCTATTACAAGGCACATTTGACGAAGAATTCAAAAGATACTTGCATGAACGCGGTGTAAACATTGATTCTACACTGTTTGAAATCAAGTTTCAACCGCCACAAAACTTTGCCGCATACCGTCAAGCAGAGGTTGATGGACAAAGAATAAACACATTTAACACACTTCAAGCTATACCTTACATAAGCAAACGCTTTGCTATGAAACGTTTTCTTGGCATTACAGACGAAGAATTGGCGGAAAACGAACGCTTGTGGAGAGAAGAAAAAGGCACAGCAACCATTACAGGTACTGATGCAAGTGGTGAATTACGCAGTGTTGGTATTAGTGCCGCTGGTATTGACAGCGATTTAGAACTGGGTGATACAACAGCACCTGAAGATATTGCACCACCTGAAGGTGCTGTTCCTCCAGGAACTGATACAGGCGCGGGCATTACTCCCTCGGCTGGCGCCGCTCCCGCTTGATAAATAAACTTATGATACTGAGAGAATTATTTTATTTGGATCCTGAAACGCAGAGAGTCAGTAATGACTTTCGTTTTAATTCAGCACGGGACATAGAAGAATTACAGCGTAGTGACACACGTAAAACTAGATTGACATTGGGTCAAGTTAACGAATTACGCAAAGCATCTGAAGCACATATCTTAGAACAAGAAGAAGAATTGGAGTTTGTACACGAAATGTACGGAGCAACTCCAGCAGCCGCACCAGTATAACTCACTAAAAGA